CCTCAACCGCGCCACCACCGCCGAGACCAAGGTCAAACAGACCGAAGAGGCCAAGCTGGTATCCCTGGTCGATGACGCCATCGCCGCCGGCAAGGTGGCCCCGGCCAATAAAGAGATGTTCCTGGGCATGTGCCGCGCCGAAGGTGGCGAGGAGAAGTTTAAGAAGTTCGTCGAAGCTGCCCCGGTCATCGCTGATGCCAGCCAGGTGAAAACCCCCACCGAACTGGTTGGTGCCATGAGCAAGGACGAACTAGCGCTGTGCCGCGCGATGGGCGTCAAGCCTGAAACCTGGCTGGCAAACCGCCACCACAAGCCCACTTACTAATCGGAGAGTCTGACCATGGCTTTTACTGAAGCGCAGATTATCGAAGCCCTGACCGTCGGCTCTAATGCCGCATTCGTTGAAGGGCTCAACCGTACCACGCCGCAGTGGGACAAGATTGCCACCAAAGTGCCGAGTTCTGGCTCCAGCGAGTTCTATGGCTGGCTCAAAGACCTGCCTGGGATCGAAGCATGGGTCGGTGACCGTATGCTCAAAGAGCTGGGTTCCCATGGCTATGCCATCCCTAACGTTACCTATGAAGCCTCGATCAAGATCAAGCGCGAAGACCTCGACGATGACAAGATCGGCAAGTACTCGGTGCTGGCCCGCGCCTGGGGCCAGGAAAGTAGCCTGTTCCCGGATAAAAAATCATATGCCCTGCTGGCTGCTGGTTTCAGCACCCTCTGCTATGACGGTCAGAACTTCTTCGATACTGACCACCCGCTGGATACCACCCCGGCGACCACCTTCTCCAACGTGATCGGTGACCCGAGCACGGATACCGGTGCTGCCTGGTTCCTGTTGGACAACAGTCAGATTCTGTTGCCAGTGATCTTCCAGGAACGCAAGCCAATTGCGCTGGACTTCGTTGGTGCTACCAGCGAATACGCCTGGTTCAACAACATGGTGGCCCAGGGTGTCGATGGTCGTCATGGTTATGGCTTCGGCTTCCCGCAGACCGCCATCGGCTCCAAGACCGTACTGGATGAGACCAACTTCGAAGCGGCCAAGACCAAGCTGGCCAGCATGAAAAAGTCCAACGGTACGCCGCTCGGCACTATGGCCACCACCATTGTGGTTGGCCCCAGCAACGAAGCAGCCGCGCGTCGGGTTATTGGTCGCGAATATCTCGAAAACGGTGAGTCGAACATCTACTACAACAACGTCGAGATCGTGGTCTCCCGTTACCTGGTGTAACCGTCACCCCGCTGGCCTGGGTGGAGCTTCATGGCGATGAAGCCCAGGCATCCATCAACCAGGCCTGGGTGGAGCTTCCAAGCGTCGAAGCCCAGGCCACCAGGAGAAGCCCATGGCCACGACCACCAAGACATTGAGCGCCACTGCCTGGGTGCTGGTATCCGTAGTGGGTAGCGGCACCATGGAGAATCAGACCAACCAGCCGGTGCTCTATCGCACCGATGCCGCGTTACCAGACCCCAGCGTAACGGTGGGTCATCGCCTTGGCAGTGAACAGCGTGAAGCCTGGAGCTTTGACCCGCCCCAGAACCTCTACGCTCGGCTGAGCCTGACTGGTAGCGGCGTTCTAGTTGTGACCGAGGGGTAAGCCATGCCGACTGGAAAAACGTTCGTGTACCAGGCGCCCAAGCGCAAGAAAAGCGAAGTCTATTGGTCTGGCCTGTCTGGTCCTGCTGCCTTGCTGGCAGCAGATACCGACCGGGATTTGATTGCCTGGTTAAAAGGCCTGCCAGCGCCGCAGTTCGGCACCCTGGCACCGTTCTTCAACACCACCAGTGACAAGCTGAACGCCTTCAACAGCGACAGCAGTCTGGCCTTCAAGCTCAACCTGGTGGGCAGTTGGTCTGGCGGTTCGTCCAACCGGTCTATGCAGTTGGACTTTGTTGGCACCAATGGCAACCGCCTGGTGGCGAGCAGAGATGTGGCCGTGACCAGTGATGTGGTGACCTTGGCCACCTTCTTCTCGATTGATGCAGGCGGCGGCATTGTCACCAACGGTACCAAGCCGGTGATCCGCTCGAACAACGGATCATTTGCGACCACGGCTGTGCTGCTGATCGCCGAGCAGGCAACCCGACAAACCCTGATATCGGCGGTGTAAACCGCCTTTGTTGACCCTTTACAGGAGCATTGATATGGCACCCCGTAAGCCAACGACTAAAGCCGGCACTGACAAAAGCCAGCAGCTGGCAGCTGCAGCAGTGGGCGCAGGTACCGAGCCGGTATCAGCGCAAGCCGAACCGAAGAAAGATAGCGTCTTGGTAGACCCGGCCGCCGAGGCCGCCCGCCTGGAGGCTGAACAACAGGCCGCCGAAGAGGCGCGACTGGCCGCCGAAGCCGCAGCGGCGGCAGCCACCACTCAGGATGGCACCGCTGGTGACCAGGGCAGCGCCAACGCGCTGGGTGCATCGAGTGAGCCCGGGGCGAACCTTGAGGAAGAGGTCAATATCAGCAACGCCGCCTTGGTGATGGGTGTTGATGATGGCCGGCCAGACTGGCTGCTCGGCCAGTTCGACGTCAAGGCCAAGTCGCCGGCTGGCTTCTGGCGCTGCCAGGTGCACTTCCTGCACTCCAGCCCGACTCGGGTATTCGTGGTCGAGAACAAGGTCGATGTGCCGCACGACCACGACTGCGAGATCCCGTGCTGCTACCTCACCCAGGAAGAGGCCAAGCGCGTGTATGGCGACCCCTGGCTGAAAGTGCTTATCGATAGCGAAGTGATCAAGGACTAAGCCATGGCCATCTACGCGACGAAACAGGATCTGGAAGACCGCGACGGGAGCATGCTCTACAACTTCGCGCTCGACCGCAGCACCGACACCCTCAACGACACCTGGATCGACGAGGCATTGGCCACTGCCGATGACGAAATCAACGGCTACCTGTCTCGTCGCTTTGTGCTGCCGCTGCCGAGCGTGCCTGACCTGCTCAAACGTCAGGCTATTGTCATCGGCTTCTATTGGCTAGGCGATCGGGATAACCAGGTCACCGACCTGCTGCAAAAGCGCTATGACAGCGCCATCGCCAAGGTGAAAGAGATAGCGGCCGGCAAGGTGGATCTGGGCCTGCCCACCCCTGACCAGCCGCCCGAGGGCGCGGTCGGCAAGGTGGAGCTGGTGCAAGATAACGAACGCCTCTTCACTCGTGACTCGCTGCGTGGGGTGCTCTGATGTCCGTCTCGGTCGAGGTCTCAACCCATGGCGTCGAGCTGGCGCGTTATCAGCGCCTGCTCGATACCCTGGGCCGCAGCGACCACAAGGCCGAGCTGCTGGAAAGCATCGGCGCCGTGGTCGAGAGCCAGACCCGCCGCCGCATCAGTGACGAGAAGACAGCACCGGACGGCACACCATGGGCGCCCTGGTCGGCCGATTACGCCAAGACCCGCCACGGCAACCAGAGCCTGCTGCAGGGCCATGGCGATCTGCAGGACAGCATCGAGTACCAGGTGCAGCGCAACAGCGTGCGGGTGGGCTCGGCCCTGGCCTATGCCGGTGTGCATCAAGACGGGTTCAGCGGCGCCGTGCAGGTGCCGGCTCATATCCGCCGCATCACCCAGGCATTCGGCAAGGCGCTGGCCTTCCCGGTGTACCAGTCAGTGGGGTCGTTCACCCGCCAGATGGAGATACCCCAGCGCCAGTTCCTGGGGCTCTCCAGTGACAACCAGACCGAGCTGCTCGCCGTGATTGGCGACTTCTGGAACGACGTGATGAAGGAGGCAGGCCTATGAGCCGCCCGGATTTTAGCACCATCGGCAGTACCGTCAGCGCCTGCGAGGCGGTGGTGCAGTACCTCAAGCCTTTCCTGGAAGCGACCGGCCCCGGCGCAGATCGCAAGATTGACCGGGTTCAGACCGTGGAGCGCCACATCGGCCGCTTCAACGAGCCGGACGACATCAAGTACTGGATGGGCAGCAAGGATGGCGGCATTCGCATCTGCGCCCAGCGCGTGGTGGCCATGCAGAACCAGGGCAGCCGGTTGATCGGCACCGTCGAGTTCGCCGCCTTCGTCTTCTGCGCTGACCAGTTCGGTTATACCAAAGACCAACGGGCCGAACTCATCGCCGGTCGCTTGGCCAAGGCGCTGATGCTCAAGGGTGGCTGGGTCGGTACCAGTGCCAGCTCGGCACCGGAAGGCGGGCGGATGGATAACCTCTACACCACCGCCATCGACAAGCTGGGGCTGGCCATCTGGTCGGTGACCTGGCGCCAGGACTGGCCGCTGGATGAACCCATCGCCGAAGCCACCCTGGACGACTTCCTGCGCTTCAACTTCAAGGCCGAACTGGCCGATGGCGCCCCCGTCTGCGAGGCAACGATCAACCTGCCTGGCCCCACCCCATAGGAGCAAACGTGGAACTGTACCTGAAACCGAAAGAGGGGCTGTCCATCCGCAAGCCGGATGGCAGCAAGCTGGCCGCAGAGGGTGAGCGGGTACCGCGCACCAGCTTCTGGCTGAAACGGCTCGCCGATGGCGATGTCGTCAACGTGAAACCGGCCGCCAAGGCCACCAACAAGAAAGCGAAGGAGTGACCATGGCTCTCGGAACCATCCCCAATGACGTGCGCGTGCCGCTCGTCTATATCGAGATCGACAACAGCCAGGCCCTGAGCGGTAACATCGCCCAGGATCAGAACGTGATGCTGTTCGGCCAGATGATCGATGCTGGCGGCGACGCCGGTACCTCCACCCCGCTGCAGGTGGTCGAGGTGCCGGTCAGCGAATCGGCCATCGATAGCCTGTTCGGCGTCGGCTCCATGATGGCGCTGGCCGCCAAGCGCTACCGCAAGGCCAACAGCTACACCCGCACCTTCGCCTTGCCCATCGGCGATATCAGCGCGGGTGCTGCCGCTGCCGGGTCGTTCAAGTTCACCGGCCCCGCCACCCAGGCGGGCACCCTCTATCTGTTGATCGCCGGCCAACTGCTGCAGGTGGGCGTGGCCGCTGCTGCCACTGCTGCCACCATCGCCACCAACGTAGCCGGCGCCATCACCGCCACCAAAAACCTGCCGGTGACCGCCGCCGTGGATGGGGGAGACACTGCCAAGGTCAACATCACCGCGAAATGGAAGGGCCTGACCGGCAACAGCATCGACCTGCGTTACAACTACAACGCCGGCGAACAGCTGCCGCCCGGGGTGACCATCACCACCGTGGCCATGACCGGTGGATCTGGCGCCCCCGACATGGCCGCCGTCATCGGTGCGATGCCCGATGAGTGGTACAACCACATGATGATGCCGTTCAACGACACGACCAGCCTTAACACCCTGCGTGACGAGCTGCTCGAACGTTGGGGTCCGCTCAAGATGAGCGAGGCGATCGCCTATTCCGCGTTCCGTGGCACCTACGGCGAGACCACCACCTTCGGCGAGGCCCGCAACGACTTCCTGATCTCCTGCATCGGCACCAGCAAGTCGCCGAGCCCGGTCTGGGAGTGGGCGGCCAGCTATTGCGGCATCGCGTCCTACTATCTGGCCATCGACCCGGCGCGGCCGCTGCAGACCCTGGTGCTGCCCGGCATCCTGGCGCCGGCCAAGGCGGATCGCTTCGCCTTCGACGAGCGAAACAACCTGCTGAAATCCGGCATCGCCACCCACCAGATCCAGCCCGGCGACGTG